ACGCAAACGACAGCAACTCTGCTTTGTTTGATCTCTGCATAGACTCAGAATCAGGTGATAGCCCAACAGCTTTAAGCCCAAGACACGTTGCTAAAGCACAAGCTTTATTAGGCGATCAGGGTAGCAAGCTAACAGCTATTGCAATGCACTCTAAGGTTTTCTATGACCTAGTTGAAAGAAATGCTATAGACCGCATTTATGACAACACAGGTGCAGCAGACGCTAACGCAGCTTCTGGTAGCACAGCAAGAGCATTTGATGGTCCTTCAACTGTTAATACCTTTATGGGATTAAAAGTTATTGTTTCTGATGATGTTCCGACAACTGGATCTGGTTCTTCTACTGAGTATTCAACTTTCTTCTTTACACAAGGAGCAGTTGTTACAGGTGAGCAAGCACCAATCAGAACACAAACAGATAGAGATATTCTTGCTTTAGAAGAAGCAATGGCTGTGGATCTTCACTATATCTATCACCCAGTAGGTCTTAAGTACGCTGTATCAACAGTTAACCCTAATAGAACTGTATTAGAAACTGTTGCATCATGGTCGAAGGTGTATGAGACAAAGAATATCGGCATTGTTCGTTCAACTAACGTATCGAACCAAGATTAGCCGTAAACCCTTGATATAACTAGGATTTTTTATCATGCCTTCTTTATTTGAAGTAACTGCTGGGTCTTTAGTAGGCCCAACAACAGGTGGAACTGTAACTCAGGCCACTAGTAAATCAACAGGTGTAACTCTCAATACTGAGAGTGGACAGATTACCATGCACGCTGCACAGCTTGACGCTGGCACAGAAGTAACTTTCACAGTAACTAACGACAAGATCGCAGCAACAGACGTTGTTGTAGCTTGTCATGGTTCTGCTGGAACTGCTGGTTCATATCTTGTGAACGCAAATAGCATTGCTGCTGGTTCTTTTGCAGTAACAGTTTCTAACGTATCTGCTGGCAACTTAAGCCAAGCAATCGTTATTAACTTTGTTGCTCTTAAGGGTGCATCAAGCTAATGGGAATGTTCGCATTTAGGCGAATGAGAGAACAAAATGAGGCTGCTCAAAAGGCAGCTTCACTTGTTCAAACTCTGGAAAAGCCAAAACCAAAATCTAAGCCCAAAAAGGTGAAACTCAATGGCGATAACTCTTGATGCTACTGTTGGCGGTGCTAACGCAAACACTTATATAACTCTTGCTGACGCAAACTCTTTTATTGAAGGGTTAGTTCTAAGTGATGATACCGCAGCTTGGGACGGCTCAAGTAACGATAATAAAAATCGTGCTTTATTTACAGCAGCCCAAAGAATAGACAGGGAGAAGTTTTTAGGAGCTAGAGTAGCTGATACTCAAGCTTTGGAGTGGCCTAGATCAGGAGTAAGGAAACCTGACACATACACTAACTTGTATGGTTTAAGCTTTCCAAATAGATTAGTTGCTGATTATTACACCGATACTGAAATTCCAGATCGAGTAAAACACGCACAGGTTATTTTGGCTGTATATTTAAACAACAATAGAAACGGATTAGAGTTAAGTGGCTTAGAAGACTTTGCTGCTGTTAGTGTTGGTAATATAAATGTAACTCCTAGATTTTATGGAGCTACTGGTATTGATCGTATTCCACCGATAGTTGATCATTACTTGATGGGTATTAGAATAGGTGGAAGAGCAAATTTACAACTTAAGAGGTCTTAAAAATGGGCTACGGCTACGACTATCCAGCAGCAAAAATTATTAATGACACATCAGCCCATACTGGAAGGTTTGGTAAAGTTGTTGCATTACAGGATTCAGTAATAACACTTGTTTCTGACAATGTAACTGGTGATTTAAGTGCTGTTCCATTTAAATCAACTGCTGAGATTTGCGGTGTTATCACTTCAATCACTTTAGGTAGTGGAACTGTTATTGCTTATTCCTTATGAGTCTTGCTAAAGCACTAAAAAAAGCTGCTAGTGCTTCATTAAAGAAGCTTGGTGGTGATGTAACTATCAGAAAAGTAACAGCAGGGGCATATAACACCACTACTGGAGCTATAACAGAATCAACATCTGATACGACAATTAAAGGTGCTTTAAGTAATGTTTCAAGAAATCAGGTGAATGATTTAATTGAATCACAGGATAAGTTGCTTACTATATCTGCTGGCGATCTTACATTTGCCCCAACTACAAAAGATAGAGTAGTCATAAGCAATGTTGAATTTAAAATTATTCAAGTTATTACGAATGAGCAAAATAATACTGCTGTTAGCTTTGATCTTATCTTGAGGTAAACATGACAAGAAAAATCAGCTTAAACCAAATTGACGATGTCATGAAAGAGGCAGTAGTGGATTTAGTAGCTGCAACTACTTTAGAATGGACAGCAAGAGTTAAGTTAGCTACTCCTGTTGAAACAGGAAGATTAAGAAATTCTTGGCAAACAGATATTAAGAAATTTACAGGAACAATTACAAATAACTTACCTTATGCGGAGCCTGTTTGCTTTGGAGAAAACTTACCACCATCATGGGGAGGTCAGTACAGAACAAGACAAAATACACAAGCTGGTTTTCCAGAGCTTATTGCAAAAGAACTCCAAACTTGGGCTGACGATGAGTATAGAAAAATTAAAGGGTTAATATAATGGCTGCTATAGATTTAAACACAGTTAGATCCACAATAGAGGCTAGGTTAGCAACAGAGCTTGCTTCAAGCCCTGCCATACCTGTTGTATTCAATAACATGGCCTTTGATTCTACAACTGAAGATACGTTTGTCCAATGTATTACCAGTTTCGGGTCAAACTCTTATTTAACACAGGGCGGCTCTAGTGACTCTGATAATTCAATTAGTGGTTTAGTTTTATTAAATGTATTTACAGAAGAAGGGCTTGGGGCAGGGTCTAACTTTACAATTTGCAAAAGACTTAGAGACTTATACAATAGAATTACAGTATCAAGTGTTATTTTTGATGCACCTATTGGGCCTGAAATCCTTACTTCAAGTCCAGCAGGTAAGTTTCAAACTCAAATCAGAATAACATTTACAATTTATGAGGATCTTTAATTATGGCTAAACTTGTTATAACAGAAGAAATGCTTGACGCTATCGAAGCTGTTAAAGGTGTAAGAGATCCTCAGTATTGGGATCCTAATTGTAAAAGATATATGCAGAGTCAACAAAATTCAAAAAAAGATGTAAAAACCTCTGAAAAGAGTTAATATATTTATAAATCTTTCTTTTTTTTGTCATGGCAGCTATTAGAGGCGATGTAGGTAAGATCATGTTTCATAATGCAGGCGGCACAGAAGCCGATATTGCTGGAACTAGATCATGGTCATTAAATGTTTCAAAAGATACTTTAGAAACTACAGTTCAAGGAAATACATCAAAAACTTTTGTCGGTGGTCTTATTTCTGGTGAAGGTTCAGCAGAATTGATATATGACAATGCTGGAAACTCTGACTACTTAGCATTTGTTGAGGACATATTAACAACAGGTGATGCTGGTGACGCATTGTTTGAACTATTTCCTGATAGTTCAGCTAGTTCTAAAAAATTAGCTTTTTCTGGAATTATTACAAGTGCTGAGTATGGTGCGACACTTGGAGAAACTCAGTTAATTAACATCTCATTCCAGACAACTGGTGCAATAACTTCAGATATATAGTAAATTTAAAATACTTCGCATTTAATTCATGGCAGAAAAAAGAACCCTTGACCTTTTAAAAGGTGCTTTCGATCTTTCTCAAAGACGTAAATTTGATGTAAAAGATGATGAAGGCAATGTTGTAGTCAGTTTATATTTTAAAGCTATTACAAGAGCAGACAGAGCTAGAGCAACGCAAAGGGCTGGTAGCGATGACCCTTTAGTAGTCTCTACACATATGCTTTGTCAGTTAGCAGAAAAAGAAGATGGTACAAAAGCTTTTCACCCAGCAGATTTTGCTAATTTGCAAAATGAATTGCCAGAAAATGTATTAAATCAAATTGAATTGTTTCTATTTGGTATAAATCAAGACGCAACTATTGAAAACGCAAAGGAATCTTAAAGGGGGACAACTGGTTAAATTTTGAGTTTTTCCTAGCAACAGAATTAGGCAAGACAGTTAGTGAATTGAGAACACAACTCACAGAAGAGGAGTTGATTATGTTTGCTGGATATTATCAGGTAAAATATGAAAAAGAAAAAAAACAAGCTGATGCTATCAAACGCAAATCACGTTAATATAAGGAAAGTTATTGTTTAGTCGTGGCAGTCTCAAATGTAGAATTAAGAGTTAATGCCACACAAGCTGTTGCAGCTTTAAAGAAAGTTAATACTGGGGCAACTACATTTAATAAAACTGTTAATGGTACAACTGGTAAATTAAAAGTTGCAAGTGCTGGAGCGACAAAGGCTGCTGCTGGGTTTTCTTTATTACCACCAGCGTTAATTGCTACTGGTGCTGGTGCAAAAGTAGCGGCTGGAGGGTTTGTAGCTTTACAGGCTGCGTTAGCTCCAATATTAGCTCCATTGTTAACTGTTACGGCTGCGATTGGGGTAGCAACTGCGGCTTTTAAAACTTTAGCTGAACAAGATTTTGCAGAGGCAAAGTTTAGGACTCTTGGAGGAAATAGCAGAGAACTTGTTGCTAACTTGAAAAGTCTATCAGATGAATTATCGGGACAAGCAAGTGTTGTAGAATTGACGGCTGCTGCTTATGACGTTGCATCTGCTGGTTTTACAGATGCGGCTGACGCAGCAATGATATTAAAAGCGGCAAGTCTTGGAGCTACTGGAGGTTTTACTGATATTAATACTTCTGGAGGGGCTGCTGTAAAAGTATTAAACGCTTATGGATTACAAGCTAAAGATGCTGCTTTCTTAATGGATCAATTTGCACAGACTCAAGCAGATGGAATTATAACGATTGGTCAATATTCAAATAACATTGGTAAAGTCGCTACAACGGCTGCTGGTTTAGGGGTTGAATTATCAGAAGTAAACGCAATTTTAGCTCAATCAACTGCGGCTGGTACAAATATAGAAACAGCTTTTTCTGGTTTAAACTCAGCTTTAGCCAAAATATCTAGTGGACAAGCTGGTAAAAAGCTAGGTATTGAATTAAATGAAAGTACTTTAAGAACAGAAGGTTTAGCTGGAGCTTTAGCAAAATTAGAAGGATTCTCTACTGGTGAACTACAGGAAGCTTTTGGTATTGAGGCATTTAAAGGAATACAAGTTGCTGTTGAAAATACTGAAAAGTTTAATCAGTTATTAGAAAACCAAATTAATGCGTCAGGTAGGGCTACAAAATCTGCGATGGAAGCACAAAATACGATTCAAGGACAGATGAAAAGGTTATCAACTGCATTTGTCAATATAATGGCTGAAGGTTCAGAGATTGGAATAGTTATTCGAGAAAGTTTAAAAATCGCTGCTGTTACTGTTGAATTTCTTGGCCTTGCTGTTAAGCAAGCTGCTGCCCCATTTAGAGCTTTAGCTGCTTTTGTTAATGAGATAGCTAATGCAATAATGTCTGAACTGGGTGGAGATGCAATGGATATTGTTGTGGGTTTTGAACAGGCGTGGATCTTTATAAAAAATGCTGTAAACGAAAATATAGACTCAATAATCGAGTTTGGAAAACAAGCTGGCAGAGTTGTAGCAAAATTAGTAAAAGTCTATATGGGTGCTTTTAATGCAATTAAACAATTTGTACAAAATGACCCTGTTTTAAGTTTTTTATTTGGACAAATCCAAAAATTAATGCCGAAGGTTGAAATTGACGTTGAATCTGATGATTTAAAAGACCTGAAGAAAGATTTAGATGACGCAAATGATAAAACAAATCAATTAAGCGATGCCTTTAAAAAAGTAGGGGACAAGATTGCAACTGGTGTTTCTGACGCTTTACATGACGCTGTTATGGGAACAAAATCATTAGGAGAAGCTGCAAGAAATATATTACAGGGTATTGCAAGCGATCTTTTAAGACTTGGTATAAATACAATGCTTAAATCATTTGGTGGGCCATTTGCTAGTTTAACTGGCTTTGCTTCTGGTGGTAGACCACCTGTTGGCAGACCTTCAATAGTTGGTGAGAAAGGCCCTGAAATTTTTGTTCCTTCTACTGCTGGAACAATTATTCCAAACAATGAACTAGGTGGAAGTAGTATGACAAATAATATAGTTGTGAACGTAGATATGGACGGAGGAGTTGATGCACAGGGAGGAGAACAGGAAGGTAGGGAGTTAGGCAGACTTATTGCGCTAGCAGTACAATCTGAGATAATACAACAAAAAAGAGCAGGGGGATTATTAGCATAATGGCAACCTTCCCAGATATTAAACCTTCTTATGGATCGAGAAAAAATAATGCACCAGATTTCAGACTTGTAAGATTTGCAGATGGTTACGAACACAGAATAACTTTTGGTTTGCCAGATAATCAAAAGCCTACAGCTTTTAACTTTACATGGAATGTCAGCGAAACAGATGCGGACACTATTGAAGATTTTCTTGACGCTCGTGGAGCTACGGAAAGTTTTGATTACACCCCAGCAGGGGAAGGTTCTGGAATGAAGTTTGTATGCGAAAGTTGGAATAAAACGATTCCGTATTTAAATAGAGCAACAGTCACAGCAACTTTTAGACAAGTATTTGAGCCATGAGTACAGACCCCATAGTTTCTGATTTACAGAAAGCCAATCCTTCTGCAATTATTGAACTTTTTGCTTTAACCCTAGATGCAAATTTACATGGTTCGACAGCAACTTATAGATTTCATAATGGAACAAGTGCATTAGGGAATGGGGATATTATCTGGGCTGGAGACACTTATGTAAAAATGCCCATTATGGCGGAAGGTTTTGCTTATCAACGAGGGCAGATCCCTAGACCCACATTAACTGTTAGTAATGCTTTAGGAACAATTACAGCTATTCTTTTAAACGTAAACTCTATAACAACTGGAAACGATTTAACAGGAGCTACAGTTACAAGAATTAGAACTTCTGCAAGATTTTTAGATTCAGTAAATTTTGCTGGCAATACTAATCCCTTTGGAACACCTGATCCTACAGCAGAAGGCCCAAGAGAAATATATGAAATTGATAGAAAGTCAGCAGAAAACAGAGATGTTGTCCAGTTTGAATTGGCAGCCCCAATAGATATGGCTGGTGTTAATGCACCTAAGAGGATTTGCACTAGATCCGAATTTCCTAGTATTGGAACTTTCTTTGTATGAATTGGAAAGAAGCTGCACTTGCTCATGCAAAAGACCAAGATCCTAAAGAGTCTTGTGGTTTGTTGTTAAATATTCGAGGAAAAGAACAATATTTTCCTTGCCGTAATTTATCAATGACAGAGCATCAATGTTTTATTATTGATCCAGAAGATTATATAAAGGCTGATAATACAGGTGAAATTATTGCTGTTGTTCATAGTCACCCTATAACACCACCAGTTGCAAGTCAGCCTGACAAAGTAGCGTGTGAGCAAAGCGGTCTTGCATGGCATATTGTTAACCCTAAAACAGAGACATGGGGTTATATAGAGCCGACAGGTTACAAAGCTCCTCTTCTTGGTAGGCAATGGGCTTGGGGTGTCACAGACTGTTGGTCATTAGTCGTTGATTGGTATAGAGAAGAAAAAGGAATTGAGTTGCTAGATTATGAAAGACCACCGAACTTAGAAGATTTTTTAAATGACCCAGTATTTGATAGGGCTTTACCAGTTAGAGGTTTTAAATTATTAGATCCTAATGAAAAGCTAATGAATGGAGATCTTTTAGCAATGAGTATTTTAGGGAAAGGATTAAATCATGTAGGTATTTTCTTAGATGGTGATGTTTTACACCATTTAGGAGATAGACTTAGTTGCATAGAACCATATTCAGAATGGTTGTTAAAATGTACAGGGGCGAGGTATCGTTATGCTGCGTAAAATTAAACTATATGGAGAATTAGCTAAATTTGTCGGTCATAAAGAATTTGAGGTTAAAGTAGATACTTTAAGTCATGCAATAAGTTTTTTAGTTAATAATTTTGAAGGCATTGAAGAACATATGAACCCCAAACTATATGAAGTGAAAGTTGGCGATTATGCCATAGACGAAACAGAGTTAGATCACCCTATAGGACAACAGGATATACATTTTGTTCCTGTTATACAAGGTGCTGGAGGTAGATTTGGAAGAATAATATTTGGTGCTGCTTTAATTGCTATTGGTATGGGTGCTTTTGGGGCTTTTTCTGGACAGGCTGTTTCTTTTGGAGCGAAAGGAATAGGATTCTCAAAAGCTGCTCTTGGAGCTAAAGCCGCTTTTGGTATTGGTGCAGCTTTGGTTCTTTCTAGTGTAAGTGAGATGTTATTTCCTTTACCAACAATGGAAGATTTTAAAAGTGAACAAGACCCGAGAATATCATTTGGTTTTGGTGGGACTCAAAACACATCAAGGGCTGGAACCCCTGTTCCTATAGTTTATGGAGAAATTATGACGGGATCAGTAGTTATTTCTGGAGCCATTGATACTCAACAGGTGCAAGTATGACAAAGCGATTAATTAGAGGTTCTGGAAAAGGATCGGTAAAACAAGCCCCAAAACCTACTAGAACTCCCGATAATTTACATTCCAGACAGTTTGCTACTTTCCTTGATCTTATCTCTGAAGGAGAGATAGAAGGCTTTGCATCTGCTTCCAAAGAGGGTTTAACAAAAGGAACAACTGCATATAATAATGCTGCACTCAAAGATGTTTATTTAAATGACACCCCTGTATTAAAATCAACAGCTAATTCTGCAAATCCATCAACTACCGATTTTAATTATCAAGACGTAACTTTTAATGCCAGATTTGGAACATCAAACCAAACAAAAGTTAAAGGCATAGAAAGTAGTTCTTCTGTAACAGCCGTTGGAGTAGTTGTTACTCAATCTTCACCTGTCACAAGGCAGATAACTAATTCCAATGTTGATGCAGCAAATATAACAATAACTTTTCCACAACTACAAAGAGCCACAGATAAAGGTGATCTATTAGGTTCTACTGTTGAATTTAAAATATCAGTTCAATACAATTCTGGTGGTTATACAGATGTTATTACGGATAAAGTTACAGGAAGAACTGCTGACGCATACCAGAGGGATTATAGAGTGAATTTTACAGGTGCTTTCCCTGTTGATATAAGAGTTACCAGAATTACAGCCGATAGCTCAGACTCAGGCTTAATTGATGCGTTTTCTTGGACAAGTTATGGTGAAATTATTGACGATTCTAATACTTATGCCAATAGTGCTTATACTGCCCTTCGCTTGGATTCGATGCAGTTCAGTTCGATTCCATCAAGGAAATATAGGGTTAGAGGAGTAAAGGTAAGAATACCAGCAGCAGGGGCTAGTGGTTCTGGGACACCAACTGTAGATTTACAGACAGGAAGAATAATATATCCTACTGGTTATATATTTAACGGAGTTATGGGTGCTGCCGTCTGGACTTCATGCCCAGCAATGATATTGCTTGATCTGTTAACTAATACACGCTATGGGTTTGGAGATCATATTACAGATAGTTCTCTTGATTTGTTTTCTTTTGTAACTGCAAGTAAGTTTGCTAATACGTTGGTATCAGATGGATTTGGAGGTCAGGAGGCTAGATTCTCATGTAATGTAAATATTCAAGCTTCTAGCTCTGCCTTTGATTTAATAAATGAGTTAGCTGGTGTAATGCGTTGTATGCCAATCTGGACGGCTGGCAGTATTGCTCTTAAACAAGACAGCCCAGCATCGGCTTCATATCTTTTTAATTTGAGCAATATAACAAGTGACGGATTTTCATATTCAGGAAGCAGCTTAAAACAACGTCATTCTGTCGTTTCTGTTTCTTACTTCAATATGGATAGTCAGGAGGTAGATTATGAGGTTGTTGAAGATGCTAATTTAATAAACAAGATAGGGACAAGCATTAGACAAGTAAAAGCTTTTGCTTGTACTTCAAGGGGGCAAGCTGCGAGATTAGGTCGGGCAATTCTTTTTGCAGAGGCAAATGAAACTGAATTAGTAAGTTTTACAACTTCTATTGATAGTGGAATTATTGTTAGGCCGTCAGCAATCATTGAAATCGCTGACCCTGTTAGAAGTGGAGTAAGAAGAGGAGGAAGGATTGCTTCTGTAACTTCTACAACTGTTATTACTGTTGATGACTCTACAAATACAGATATAGCAACATCAGGCAATGCAACTATAAGTGTTGTAATGCCAGATGGGACAGTTGAGACTAAGGATATTACTTCTGTTTCTGGAGCAACAATTACTGTTTCTAGTGCTTTTTCTGAAGCTCCAAATGTTAATGCAAACTGGCTAATATCAAATGATACTGTTAAGTCTCAACTTTTTAGAGTCATAAGTGTTGAAGAAATAGATGATATAAATTATGGAATTACTGCTTTATCTTATGTAAATGAAAAATATGCTTTTATTGAAGATGGTTCAAGTTTGCCAGCAAGAACTGTATCTATTTTAAATGAATTAAAAGCTCCCCCTGCTGCATTACAAGCAGTCGAAAAAATTGTTGAAATAAATAATCAAGCTGTATCAAAAATAATTATCAGTTGGCAACCTATTGTGGGAGTTACTCAGTATCAAGTCAACTATAGATACAACAATGGAAATTACATTACAAACACAACTACTAGCCCTGATTTTGAAATATTTGATAGTGATATTGGAACTTATGACATACAGGTATTTAGTTATAACGCAGCATTGCAGACAAGTTCTACTTCTGCTGATCTAACTTTTAACGCTGTTGGTAAGACGGCTTTACCAGCAAATGTTACTGGATTAACAGCAGAACCTATAAATGAAAAATTAGTACGATTACGTTGGGATTTATCTACTGATGTTGACGTTATTCATGGTGGTCGGGTTTATGTAAGACACTCCACCAAAACAGATGGAACTGGTACTTTTAGTAATTCTGTTGATTTGATTCAAGCATTAGCTGGTAATACAACAACTGCTGAAGTTCCTTATTTAGAAGGAGAGTATATTCTTCGGTTCCGTGACGATGGGAATAGGTTTAGTCCAGCAGATACAAGTGTAATTATAGATTTACCAGATAATCTTGCTCCTTTATTAACACAGACAAGAAGAGAAGATAATGATAGCCCTAAATTTCAAGGAACAAAAACTAATGTTGAATTTGATGCAACAACAAACAGTTTAAACTTATCTGGAACTGGACTTTTTGATGCTATTAGTGATTTTGATGCCGTTGGATCTTTAGATGACTTTGGTGGAATTGTTAGTTCTGGAACTTATGATTTTGGTGGAACTGCTGGTGGAGATACTTTAGATTTAGGTGGGGTCTTTAGTCTTGATCTTAAACGTCACTTTTTAACAGAAGCCTTTTATCCTAGTGACTTAATAGATAGTAGAACAGCAAATATTGATGATTGGAATGATTTTGATGGAGCTACTGCAACAGATGTGAACGCTGAAATGTTAGTTAGGGTTACACAAGATAATCCTTCTTCTGGATCTCCTACCTATACAGCGTTTCAAACTTTTGCCAATGGTACTTATAAAGGTAGAGGATTTCAATTTAGAGCAAAATTAACAAGTAATGATACGGCACAAGATATTAAAGTTTCAGAGTTAGGTTATACAGCAACTTTACAGAGAAGGACAGAACAAGGTAATGTAACAGCAAGCGGAGCAGGTGCAAAGGCAATTACCTTTACTCATCCGTTTTTTGTTGGTACTTCTTCTTTATTAGGAGCAAATTCTAATTTACCTTCTATTGGAATTAATGCTCAAAATATGGCATCTGGAGATTACTTTGTTGTTTCTGGTGTAAGTGGTACAGGATTTACTGTTCACTTTAAAAACTCCTCAAATGCTTCGATTGATAGAAATTTTACTTATCAGGCTGTCGGATTTGGTAAAGGAGGGTAGAATGAGTATAATTAACTCAAAGTTATTCAACTTAAGTCCCCAAAACCCTTGATATAACTACGATATGGCAGAACATGATGGAGTCATAGCTAACGGAACAGGCTCGGCTGTGAGAACCGACATTAATAATGCTCTTGCGGCAATATTTTCTAACAACAGTAAATCTGGTGCGTTAACAACTAATTATGCTTATCAATGGCACGTTGATACATCAGATGGGAATTTAAAAATAAGAAATGCAGCAAATAATGGTTATGTAACTGTCGGCCCTGTCGCTACTACAAATTTTGGATTAGCACCATTAGCAGGTGCAACATTTACTGGAAAAATAACTCATAATTATACATCTAGCGTTACAGTCCCTTCTGGCACAACGGCTCAGAGAGATGGTAGCCCTGCTGTTGGTATGTTTAGACATAACTCAACTCTTAATCAGTTTGAAGGGTACAACAACGGAGCATGGGGTGCTATTGGGGGAGGGTCTGGCAGTACTGGGGGCGGAACCGATGAGGTGTTTTTCGAGAATGACCAAACTGCAACAACTTCATACACTTTAACTGCCAATAAAAATGCACATACTGTGAGTCCTACAATTAATAACGGAGTCACGATTACTGTGCCTTCTGGTGCAAAATTAGTTATCTTATAGTTATGCCAATAGCAATCAACGGATCAGGAACAGTTACAGGAATCTCAGTAGGAGGTTTGCCTGATGGAATAGTAGATCGTGATACTTTAGCAGCACAGGCTAAAGGAAGTATTCTTCAAGTCGTTCAAGCTACAAAAACAGATACTTTTTCAACCTCAAGTACAAGTTTTACAGATGTTACTGGTCTTTCAGCATCAATAACACCTTCTTCCAGTTCTAATAAAGTACTATTTTTATACACAACTAATTATTCTCATAAGGCATCTTATGCACATTTTCAATTAGTTAGAGGGAGTACTTCTCTTTTAATAGGTGATTCTTCTGGTAGTAGAACCAGAGCCACTTTTGGTGCTTGGCTTCCAAATGCTACTGACATAGAATATGAGGGAAATGTGTTTTCTGGTTCATATTTAGATTCACCTTCTACAACATCAGCAACAACTTATAAAATACAAATGAGAGTAACTGCAAATTCGGGTTATCTAAACTTTTTACAAGGTAATGATGATAATGCTTATACACCTGTAATGGCATCAAGTATTGTTCTTTTGGAGGTAGCAGCATGAGTTTAGACCATGAAGCGATAAGGAAAGCTTATCCTGATGCTGTAACCATTGATGATGGTACAGGTGCGTTTGATAAAGATGGAAAGTCTATAACTCTTGTTCAATCTAAGATTGATACAGCAAGAACTGAATTAAACACAGAGGCATCTAAAGTTAAATACAAAATTGATAGAACAAAAAATGGTTCTACAACGTATGCACCAACTGGAGATCAACTTGGAATGTTGTATGACGACATTATTGCAGGTAAACTAGATGCAACTGGTAGCTTTGCTATTCACAATAAAGCGGTTAAAGACGCTAATCCAAAAAGTAGTTAATTATGGCAAGTATTAAGCTCAAACATAGCGGTGGAAATGGCGTAATTATCTCCGCACCATCTAGTAACCCTGCGTCTGATAGAACATTAACTCTACCTAGTGATGCTGATGGGACAATAGTTAGTAAAGATTCCTCTAAAAATGTAGCTGAAATTGCTTCTATAAATGGTGGTGCTATTGGGACAAGAAACTTAATAATCAACGGAGCGATGCAATGTGCCCAATATGGTGCGTCATCTACATCTGATGGTTTTCAAACTGTTGATAGATTCCAAGTTAATAGTTCTGGGACAGACGAAGCACCCACACAGGCACAGGTTAGTGTTGCTGCTGGAACGACACCATACACTTTAGGTTTTAGAACAGCATTAAAAATTACAAACGGAAACCAGACAAGTGGTGCTGGTACTAGTGATTTTATAAGAATACGTTATACTTTTGAAGCTCAAGATATTGCAAATAGTGGTTGGAATTATGTTTCAGCAAGTAGTTATATAACACTATCCTTTTGGGTTAAATCTTCTGTAGCACAAAGTTTCCATGTAAATATGAGAGCAAAAGACGGAAGTGACTATAATTATACTTTTGAGACAGGTTCTTTATCTGCAAATACTTGGACAAAAGTTACAAAAACAATTTCTGGAAATTCAAATTTAACTTTTGATAACAATACAGATGAAGGTCTTTATATACATTTTCATATGTTTAGAGGAACTGCAAATACTGGTACTGTTTCACAAAATCAATGGGTTTCTTATGATAGTGCCCTTTTGACCACAGATCAAACCTCAACATGGTACACAACAAATGATGCGACATTTGAAATTACGGGAGTTCAGCTAGAAGTTGGAGATCAAGCCACCTTGTTTGAACACAGGTCGTATGGTCAGGAGCTTGAGCTTTGTAAGCGTTATCTTCAAGTTTTAGTCGATGACGGATCACCTAAATCTTTTGGAAATGGCACTTGTTACAGCTCTTCAAATATGCACCTTATAACACCATTAAGTCCAGAAATGAGAACAACACCAACTTTAAATTACACAACAGGAAGTAACTATTATCGAATGTTTAGAGATAATTCTGAAGATGATTTCGACTCATTTAGTTTGGAATCAACTTCTCATAAAAGAGCAGTCGATTTATTTGCTACTGGTGGTGCTAGTGGAGTCCAAGCTGCTTCTGCATTATTAAG